ACCATATTTACAGATCCATTATTTTGATCTTCTAAAAACTTGAAGTCTGGAATAATTCTTTTAATAAAAGAAAATGCTTCACCATCTCCTATATCAAAATCTGAACTTTCTATAAAAACATTTGTCATAGGAGATCCATCATCATCAAAACCAAATTCATGCTCATATAAATAATTACCGCCTGTTGCTCTTGGATAATTAACAATATTTCTATCCAACCAAGCTGTTCTGCTTAGATTACCGTAAGACCAAGCATTTTCTACATAATTATAAACAACGTAACGATCAACTGAATCACTACCATCAGAACAATAGAACCAACCTACTTCATTAAACTCATTATTAGTAAATGCAAAGAATTGGAATCCTTGAGTTATATTCATATCGTTAAACACGTAATTTTTTACAGAACAAGGCAGTTTTGCAACCGAACCTGTATAAGTATAGAAACTATCGTAACCCATCCAGTAAACTCCATTAGGACCAACGGCTGCTGCATTTGGGCCAATAAGACCTGTATTTTTGTTAATAAGGTTGACCCCAAATGTAAATGGAGGTCCTATAAATGACATACTATATAAAGCTGTATCAGTCCAGATAAGTATTTCTTGTCTAGCTTTTTGAGAGCCTACAATAATACTGCCTTCAGAAAGTCTTAAACTACCTGCGGTATTAGTAATTTTAGGCTCAAACTCTAATTCGTTTTCTTGGTCAGAGAATGCTATCAACATAGGATCACTTGTACCTGTTCTAGCTGTTCCAGCATCATTTATTGGGTCAGCTCCTAAAACAATAACGTGTCTATCAGTCTCTGATACTAATGTTTGCAATCCAACAGTCGGAACAAGGTTGGCACCAGACTTTGTACTCAATTGTACGGCTCGCGTGCCTAGTCCATTACTAGCATCCCAATAGAATATAGATCCATTTCTTGGATTTATAATTAAATCTTCTCCATAATTATCAGCAGTCCAAAGCCTTAGCTGATTTGTAAATGTTAGCCCTGTTAAAGAACCGTATGGTCCTGCTCCCCAAGTACCAACGCCCCATCCTGTACCAGGAGAATAGACCTCTAACCCTACATTTATTTGATACGTGCCTACAACAGAAGATCCACCATTTCCTGTATCAGAAGCATTTGCTGTCAGAGTCGATCCATCAGTATCTTTTGCACTAATGGTATAGGTGTTCGTTGTTACACTTACTATTTGATATTCTTGATTAAGTGCATCTGCTGAAATGTTACCGCCCAAAGATACAGCTCCGCTAAAAGTAACAAAATCATTTTGTACTGCGCCATGTGCAGTATCAGTTACAGTTATAGTTGAAGACCCATTAGAGGCTGCAAAAGTTACCATACCTGCAGCAGTTGTTCTTCTTATTGGTGTGATATCGTAATAAGTAGACCCCTGTAATATGTAATATTTTTGAGTTGTCCCTAAGCCAAGTTCTTGAGTACCATCAAGCAAAACAAAACTATGCAAATGTCTTCCAGAGCCTTCAATAGCAGTCGCAACTTCTTTTCTCCAGCCACCTATCTTTTCTGGTCTTCCAGCATTAAACCTGATTTTATTACAATCAAACCAACCGCCCTCGTTATCGTAGTCGGTTCCTTCTCTGTATATTCCTGGTCTAAAGACTGCTTTTTGTAATGGCATCTATCGGTTCCAAATTTGGTATTTTATTAACATCTAATAAACATTTCAGTAATGACTCTTTAGAATCAATTTCATTTAAAGTTTCTATATTTTTAGCAATAGAGTTTTGAACTTCATCATAAGATAAGAAAAAAACTTTATCTAAAGGTAAAGCAACTAGACAAAAAATATCTACTTGCCCACTACCATATCTTAGCATTTTATTTTTTCTTTTGTTATCTGCGTTAGACCTAAAATCCCAACGGTAGTAATCTTTACCGTCTTTTTTATATAAACTGTTTGTTGTTTTTACTTGAACTTTATAAAGTTGACCTTGATGGTCAAGTATTAAATCAGACTTATGGCCTTCAGGTGCAATTATTACGGAATCGCAATATCTTAACATGTAAGAAGCTGCTAAATATTCGCCAGCTAAAGATATTCTAGCCGTAGAATGAGACATAAGCCTATCCTATTTTATTGATGAGGTTAAACCTTACCCCACTCTTTTCCTTCGAACAACAAAGATTCAGCCTCTCTTCTTCTGACTAACCCTTCGTTAACCTGTTTATTGACTTTGTTCCATCTTTTCATTTGATTTGGAACTTCGTCATATTCACCATTATTTAGCACTTTTAATAAAGTGGAGCTTTTTAAATTTGCTGGACCTAGGTTATACACCCAAGATACCAACGCATCAAATTGAGATTGATTTAGAGGAGTGGTTACTAAATCATTTATGTATTGTTCGTATTCGTCCTCTAATTCTTGCCAAAGCATAAATTCTGCTTTTTCTTTTGACCAGACATCACCTTCTTTTACATCTTTAGTATGTCCAAAACCTATCGTCCATACACCAGCGGGACATTTGTATGCAACTGCATTACCTTTTTCATCTTTGGGACAACCTTCGAATTTTTTAATTAGGCAAAAGCCTTCGTCTGAAATATGCATTAATTTAGAGGTATTAGGCCTGCGATTACTGTTCCTACTACTGTTATTAATAAAGTTCCTAAAAATCCGAAGCATCCAAATACCGCCATTCTTAAAGTTTTATGTAAGTCAGAAACCTCTGCTTTTATTTCAGAAGTCTCACGAAAAATTGTTTTCCAACGCTCTTCACATTTTGCCTCATGTTTTTCTAAATCAGAAGCAACAGAATGAACTGTATTCTTACTCGCCATCTTCCTTGCTGCTTGTATTTGAGGCCCCAAAGTAAAAACTAATAACGGCTGACGCTAACCCGCCAAGATAACCGAGAACCAAATTTATTAATGCCTCTGAATTTTGCTCTGGGGGTTGTAAAGTGACTAAAAAAATATACCCAAGAAAACCACCAACAACAGCCGTACCCATAATTCTTGCCGTCCAGTCTCTGCTAAACTTTCCTCTAGCATCAGATTTATCTTGAACTTCTAGCTTAAATACATCAACTTCAAGCTCTTTCATTTGTATCTCAAAGTTTTGTTCTGCTTTTTTAAGTTCAAGCATTTGCTCTGGGCTTGCTGATTGAATAGCTTGATTGATAGCTTTTGGTTCTGGAGAACATCCTAATACGTTAGCAATTACAGACGCTGCTTGACCCCCTAAAGGGCCACCAAGCGCAGAACCTAGTGTAGGAGCTACAGCTCCTACTACGTTTTTTATTAAACTAAATTTCATATACTTTGGGAGTATATCCTTGACTTAAATTTAAATCCACTCATACAAAAAACTGACATCATGTCATTTTAATCTTTTCTTTGATCATCTCTATCTGCTTTTGCTAGCTTACCGCTATCTATAAGTTGAGGTACGCCTAATATAGTTTTAATAAGTGTATCTTGTCTAATAATTTCGTTATCTAGACTTCGCACTCTATCAATAAGCGCGACCAATATGGCGTGTTGAGAGTCTAGTTTTGTACCTAGCCTTTCTTCCATATTAGCAATAAGTTCGGCTTGCTTATCATCTAAGGTATCAAGCTTTTGCTCCATACCGTCAATAATTCTATTGATAAGTTTCCATATAAAGAAACCAAGACCAAGAGCCGTAGCTATAGGAAATCCTACTTCGTTTATTACTTGTATAAAGTCATTCATTATCAACAGGTTCGTATATTCCTAATTGAATTAAACTCTCCCTGTTTTTTTGATGCTGAAGTTGTATATGTTTTTTACTTTGACCTGTATATCTTACAGCTAAGTGATTCATGACCATTTTATTGTTGATGTCGATACCGTCAACTACTACGGTTCCTAAAACTCTTCCAAATTTACCTTTGGAGTCTTTTAGCTCTGTTCTAATTAAAACTTCTTTACCTTCGGATATGTGTCTTTCTAAAAACTTACTTGCTAGTTTTCCCCTAGCTTTCTCGTCTAAGTCCCTGGTACGAGATTCAGGCGTATCAATACCGTATAAACGAACGCGACACTTATGATGGATATTAAAGCCGAGATCCAAGTCAGCATCAATAGTATCACCATCAACGACTCTAGTGACTTGACAACTGTACTCATACATTATTTGTTCTTACGCGGTCTACCTCTTTTTTTAGGTACTTTGGTATACGCCTCGTTGACGTTAGGGGTGTTAGGATCATCAGCAACATACTGACCTTTTTTATTTCTAGCCCTGACGGTTTCAGTTTCCTCCGAAAAGAAACTTACTATCTTTTTCCACCAGGACATTATTTGATCCAAGATGTAAGTTTTTCAACCCATTCAGGTTTGTTTTTCCAAATAACCGCACCTACGATTATCGCAACAAAGATTAATGGTAATATAACTTCCATTTATTTTTCCTCAGTTTTTTGTTCTTCAAATGATTTTTGATAAGCATTTTCAAAAACACCTAAAGAAGCATTTACCTGATCCAACTCAAAGTGGATCCTGGCCTGTTTGTTTTTAAGATCGACAATCTGAGAACGTATGTATTTTTGTTGTTCTGTTAGGTTATCGGTCTCGTTTACTTCTTCTACTTTTTTTGCTTCAGACATAATATCTCCTGTTTATAAGCAAATAGTATACTATGAATTTGCGCTAATATAAGCCTTACCAGTCGTAATCGCTGAAGTGTAAGATGATTTATCATCAGAGCTTCCTGCTACATCAGGTTCTGTATAAGCTAAGATAATCTCTAAATGGTCAACGTTACGCTGAACAGCATCATTTATTTCTTTTTGTGATAAACCACTTGCTATATATTCTGAATCACCACCATTAGTATTAATATCATTTATTAAACTAACAGAATCATTTGCTGCTGCTAATACTTGTTCTACAGTTTGATTGGTCATATTTATTCTCCTTTGAGTTGTTTAACTTCTTGTGAAAGTTCTTGTATAGCTTTTACTAACATAGGTATTAAAGATGCTTCTCCGATTCTTTGTCTGCCATCATTATCATCTTCTGACCATAAATCAAAACCATCTTTAAAATCATATTTATTAATTACTTCTTTTACTTCTTGAGCAATAAAACCATGATTGTATTTTCCGTTCATTACTCTTTGCTCTGAATCCTCATGTGCTTTCATTTCTTGAGGAACATCTTTTGCTTTTTTCCATCTAAAAGTAACTGGTCTTAATTCATTAATAAAATCTAAACCTATTTGTTCGTCTTCTATTTCTTCTTTTAACCTAATATCTGAAGGTGCTGTCCATGTAGTTGCGCCATGTGTAAGCTGTGAATCAGTAGAACCTCTACCTAAAAGAGTTGCATCGTTACTGCCTCCTGACAAGTCATAACCTATAATGGTTCTATAAGCACTTCCGCCTCCCCCTGCATTACACAATCTACCAATAACCACATTTTGTCCGCCAGTAGTTAAATCATCACCTGCTGCTGAACCAACTAAAGTGTTATTACCGCCAGTTGTCATTATAAGTCCTGCTTGGAAACCCAAAGCAACATTGTGAGTAGAATCTGTAGTTGTTGCAAGAGATTGATAGCCCATCGCACAATTACCACCACCTGTAGTTATAGCTTTCCCAGCCGCTTCACCAATTGCCGTATTTTCTCCTGCGGTGGTATTTGCATTTAATGCTTCTTTACCTACTGCTGTATTATTACTTGCTGTAGTGTTTCTTAATAAAGCACTTCTGCCAACTGCGGTGTTGTCTGTACCAGTAGTATTTAATGCTAAAGCTCCTGCTCCTACTGCTGTGTTGTCATTGGCTGTAGTATTTCCATTTAATGCACTTTCTCCTAAAGCAGTATTAAACCCACCTGTAGTGTTTTGACCTAAAGATGCGTAGCCACCTGAAGTATTGTAAGTACCAGTTGTATTAGCATCTAAACATTCAAAACCTACTGCTGTGTTATGTGTGCCTGTAGTATTAGATTCTAAACTTTTTGCTCCAACAGCAGTATTATTTGTGCCAGTAGTTGTAAGTGCCATTGAACTAAAGCCAACTGCTGTATTAAAAGTATCCTCTCCTGAAGTGCTTGGGTTTT